TTGGCGCGGAAGGGGCTATCGCTGGCAAGGGCGCGGACCTTTTCATCATTGACGATCCCCACTCCGAGCAGGATGCGGTCATCGGGGAAACCAACCCCGAAGTCTACAATCGGGTGATGTCGTGGTACGAAGGTGGCCCTCGTCAGCGTCTTCAGCCCGGTGGGGCGATCATCGTGGTCATGACCCGGTGGTCGCTCCGCGACCTGACCGGCCAGCTACTGAAGAAGCAGATGGCCGACGCCCACTCAGACCAGTGGGAAATCGTCCAGCTTCCTGCCATCCTGCCTTCCGGCAATCCGATCTGGCCAGAGTACTGGCCGCTGGTCGAACTGAACCGCACCAAGGCGTCGATCCCGGTTTCCAAGTGGAACGCGCAGTACCAGCAGAACCCGGTTTCCGAAGAGGGCGCGCTCATCAAGCGCGACTACTGGCAGAACTGGGACCACCCAAAGCCGCCGAAATGCGACACCATCATCCAGTCTTGGGATACCGCCTTCTCGAATTCCACCCGTGCCGACTATTCAGCATGCACGACATGGGGGGTTTTCCGCGACGAGGAGGACGATCAGGAGCGCAACAAGCTGATCCTCTTGGATGCGATCCGGGGCAAGTGGGAATTCCCCGAACTCAAGAAGGAAGCCAAGCGGCACTACGAGGAATGGGAACCTGACATCTGCCTGATCGAAGCGCGTGCAGCCGGTCATCCCCTGATCTACGAGTTGCGACAGATGAACATCCCGATACAGGAGGTTGTCGTTGGTCGCGGCGGCACCGGCAATCCCAATGATAAGATATCCCGCGTCAATGCGGTAACCGATATTTTCGCGTCGAAGATGGTCTACGCCGCCAAGGTCAAATCGTGGGTGCAGGAAGTGATCGAAGAGTGCGCCGCCTTCCCTGCCGGTGAACATGACGACTATGTGGACACCGTGACCATGGCGCTCAACCGCTTCCGTCAGGGTGGCTGGATCGGCACCGCCAATGACGACGACAGCGACCTCAAGATGACCAGCCTGAAACGGCTGGAATATTACTGACTTCGGCGCGCGATTTCGCGCGGTCCAAGAAAATCAATGGGTTACCATATAGTCCGCAATCTAGGATTGTAGAATGTCCATAGCCCCAGCCATGACACCGATGGAAATGCCCCCTTCGATGAACGGGGGACCGCCTCTCGATGTCCAGATCACCCCGGATGGCGCTCCACCCATGGATATGCCACCGGAAGAGCCGCAGAGTGATCCATCTGCGGATCACCGCGCCAACCTTGCTGACTTCCTTGAGGAGACGGACCTCTCGACAATCGCCGCCGATGTCATCGAAATGGTCGATGCCGATGCCGGTTCGCGTGCCGAATGGGTGGATACCTACACGTCGGGGCTGGATTACCTTGGCTTCAAGGGCGAGGACAGGACGCAGCCATTCAAGGGGTCGAGTGGTGTCTACCACCCCGTCCTGACCGAAAGCGTGGTGCGCTTCCAGTCCAACGCCATCATGGAAATCTTCCCGGCAAACGGGCCAGCCCTGTCCAAAATCTTCGGTGAGGAGACACCGGAGAAGGTGGCACAGGCCAAGCGGGTCAAGGAGGAGATGAACTATCAGCTTGCCGAGAACATGAAGGAATATCGGAACGAGACTGAACAGCTTCTATTCAGATTACCATTGGCAGGATCAACCTTCAAGAAGGTCTACTACGATCCTATCAAGAAAAGGCCTTCCTCCTGCATGGTCCCGGCAGAGGATTTCATCATCGATTACGGCTGTTCCGACCTTGAGAACTCCGAGCGCTACACGCATGTGATGCGCAAGTCTCCCAATCAGGTGAAGAAGCTTCAGCGCGCTGGCTTCTATAGCAAGGTCAAGCTGCCCAAGCCGTCCTACGAAACCCCACCTGAAGGCAAGGAGAAGGAAGACGAGATCACCGGCATCGAACCGACGCCGCAGATCGAGAGCCAGCACGTCCTCTACGAGGTCCACATCTACTACAATCTCCCCGGCGTGCTGTCCGATCCAGACGACGTGGCCGATCCCTACATCATCACCATCGACAAGCAGAGCCAGAAGGTGCTGTCGATCTACCGCAACTGGAACGAGGCCGACGACCAGCGCGTGGCCGAGCAGTACTTCGTGCATTTCCAATACATGCCGGGACTAGGCTTTTACGGCCTTGGGCTGATCCATCTCATCGGCTCAATCGCCAAAGCCGCCACGTCCATACTGCGTCAGTTGATTGACGCAGGAACCCTGTCCAACCTTCCCGGTGGGCTGAAAACGAGGGGCCTGAGAACCAAGGGTGACGATACTCCCATCGCCCCCGGTGAATGGCGTGACGTGGATGTGCCTGCCGGGACCATTCAGCAGAACCTGTTCCCCATGCCGTACAAGGAACCATCGGCGGTTCTGGCCCAGTTGCTACAAATGTTAGTCGAAGAGGGCAGACGGGTTGGCTCCATTGCCGACACCGAGATCACCGCTCAGACCATGAGCGCCCCTGTCGGCACGACGCTTGCCCTGCTTGAGCGGTCGATGAAGGTGATGACAGCGGTGCATGCCCGTCTCCACGCATCGCTTCGGCGGGAGTTCGGCCTCATCGGCAAGTGCATCCACGACTATATGGACGGCAAATACGCATGGGATGACAAGGGCCAGTTCGACCGGCAGCAGGATTTCGACGGCTCTTCGGTCGATGTCATCCCGGTATCCGACCCCAACGCCTCGACACAGGCGCATCGGATCATCCAGCAACAGGCGGTCATGCAACAGGTGTCGATGAACCCCGAAATCTACAACATCAAAGAGGTCCATAGGGCCGGTCTTCAGGCTATCGGCGTCAAGAACGACGAGCGCATCCTGCCACCCGACGCGCAGCCGCCGCCGCTGCAAGACCCGGTGACCGAGAACATGGCGTTCCTCACCAACCAGCCGACCAAGGTCTACCCGGAACAGGACCATACGGCCCACATTCAGGTTCATCTGTCGATGGCAACCGACCCCAAGATACTGGAGATGCTCAAGGCATCGCCCTCCGCTCCCAAGGTGCAGGGTGCAATCGAAGCACACATGTCCGAGCATCTCGCCCACCAGTATCGGGGCGAGATCGAACAGATGATGGGCGTCCAGCTTCCCCCGCTGGGCGAACAGCAGCCGCCCGAAGTCGAAGGCATGCTCTCACGGGCAATTGCCGACGCTTCGGTGCGGTTGCGAGAGCTTCACGAAGCCCAAGCCAAGCAGAAACAGGCCGAGCAGATCGCCGCCGATCCGGTGTTCCAGCTTCGCGAACGCGAGATCGCGGTCAAGGAGAAGGCACAGGAACACAAGGAGAAGGCCGACGCGGTGGATCGTGTTCTCGACGTGGCCAAGACCGCCAGCGAAGAGAAGCTGGATTACGCAAGGCTGGCGAGCGAGGAGCGTCGGGCCGGTGCCAAGATTGGCGCGGACCTTGTTACCTTCGGCGCGCAGCTTGACCACGACACCCGCGAGGAGGGCATCTCGCTGGGCAAGGAGGTCATCTCCGAAATCTCCAGCAGCGTCCGCGAGAGCCAGAAGATGGCGCAGGATCACACCGACAAAATCCACCAGCGTCGGCATGAGGCGTTCCAGAACGAGATGGACCGCCAGAGCGCAGAGCGTCAGGCTAGGGAAAAGGCCAAAGCCAAGCCCAAACCGGCACCGAAGAAGAAGTAAATGCTCGACAGGATCGTTGCTCTATTGGAACGCGAGATTGCCAGTATAGAACACTCCCTTCTATCGGGAGCCTGTCCAGATTTCATCGTCTACCGGGAACAGGTAGGACAATTGAGCGCCTATCGTACCGCTATCCAATTGGCGAAAAAGGCCTTTAGCGAAGACGAGGATGACGAATAACCGGCCCTTGCCTTGACGGTATGGCAAGCGGGGCCGTATTTTAGACTTGCATCGTTTAGCCATGATGCAAGTTTCTCCTTCTCACCCCTGCGTGGCGCAAGCCCCGTGGGGGTTTTCTTTAAGAGGACACGGATGTATTCCGCAAAAATCAAAGACGTTGAGGGGTCCATCATTCCGGACCCCAAAGGCTACAAACTCCTCGTCGCAATCCCCACAGTCGAGGCGCAGACATCAGGCGGCATCTACCGGCCTGACAGTCTGATCAAGCTGGAAGAGGTCGCATCGATCTTCGGCTACGTCGTTTCCATGGGAGACGACGCCTATCAGGACGAGAAGAAGTTCCCCAGCGGGCCTTGGTGCAAGGTTGGCGACTGGGTGATCTTCCGTTCCTACAGCGGCACGCGCCTCAAGGTTGAGGATCAAGAGTTCAGGCTGATCAATGACGACACGGTGGAAGCCGTGGTTGACAGCCCTGCAAAGATTGAAAGGGCATTCTGATGGCGAAGAAGTCCATGCTCGACAGCGACTTCATCGAAGACGCTGACTTCGAAGACGAGAAGGTCGAGAACGACGACAAGTGGTCGCCGCCAGAAATGACCGATGTCGTCACCCCGGAGCGACCGGGCAAGGTCAAGGGGCCGGATGTATCGGTCGAGATCGGTGACGATGCCCCCGACGAAGACAAGGGCAAGTGGGTAGCTGACGACAGCCGCGACGGCGAGCCTGACCTCCCCGCAGACGATGAGGTCAAGAACTACGCCAAGGGGGCGCAGAAACGAATTTCACAGATGACCGCCCGCATCCATGCGGAGCGGCGCAGGGCCGACGAGATCGCGCGCGAGAACCAAGAAGCGGTCAATCTCGCCAGACGGCTCATGCAGGAGAATAATCAGCTTAAGGATTTCGTCACACAGGGCGAGAAAGTCCTGATGGGCGAGCATCGAGGTCGCCTTCAGGCGGTCTTGGAACAGGCGAAGGTCGCCTACAAAGAAGCCCATGACGCAGGGGATGCGCAGGGCATGGTGGTCGCGCAGGAGGCAATAGCCACTGCCGTCGCCAAGATGGAGCGCGCTTCCGCACAGAGGCCGCTTCAGCTTCAGAAGGAAGACGAGAGCGTCTTCAACCGGCCAGCCCAGCCGCAGCAACCGGCCCAGCCGGTGGCTGATCCCACCGCACTGAAGTGGGCAGAGAAGAATACGTGGTTCGGTCGCGACGACGCGATGACCGGTTACGCGCTTGGCTTCCACAAGCAGTTGGTGGAGCGCGACGGCATCATGCCCGACCAGCCCGAATACTACACTCGCCTGAACAGCGAGATGCGGCGGCGCTTTCCGGACCGGTTCAAATCTAATGGAGCCAGTCCGGAGCGGCGCGGTCCGCCTCCCGTGGCTGGTGTAAGTAGAACCGGAAATGGTGTGGCTCCCCGGTCCGTCAGGATCACGGAGAGCCAAGCTCGACTGGCACGACGGCTGGGACTGACCGTCGAACAGTACGCACAACAGATTGTTGCAGAACAGGATCAAAGAGATGGCCGCAGCTTCACGCACTCCTAGGGATGGCGAAACCCGTGAAGCTGAAAAGAGGGAAACCTCTTGGAAGCCGTCATCCATCTTGCCGATCCCGATGCCGCAACCCGGCTACGCCTTCCTTTCCTTCT